AAAAAGTATCTTTCATTCCAGCCAATAACATCAAGTCTCGTCAATTACATTATGAATTCATCAATGTTTGGCCTACAAACATGTCTTCGATGAAAGTAAATTATGGTCAATCTAATGTATTGAAATTATCTGTGCAACTTGCATATGATAGATATCGTACTAATAATTCTACAGATAGTGTGGTCCCAACCATCACAAATCTACCAGAAACTAATGCTCTAGATACTCCAGTAAATAATCAGGAGCCAGCTCCGTATACGTTTGACTATAATACAAACATTATAACCAACGAGTATTATAATAACTTTGGAGACAATAAACAAAACGCTACTAATAGTGGAGACTTCTTTGATGGATCTAACACTGGTCCTTTTGGGGTTGGTTTCGCCTAATAAATAATCACACTGAATAACTCATTATGCCGCTGCCGACTATTGCAACTCCCACGTATGAGTTGACTTTGCCATCTTCTGGAAAAAAAGTAAAGTATCGACCCTTCTTAGTAAAAGAAGAGAAGGTTCTGATTCTGGCACTAGAATCTCAAAACCAATCTGATATCACGAATGCAGTGAAGGATGTTTTGAAGAAATGCATCATGACTCGTGGTGTTAAGGTTGATTCTTTACCCACGTTTGATATTGAATATATCTTCTTGAATATTCGTGCAAAGTCAATCGGTGAATCAATCAAGATCATTGTCACTTGTCCTGATGATGGCACTACTGAGGTTCCTGTCACTGTGTATGTTGATGAGATTGAAGTCAACAAACCAGAAGGACATACAACAGACATCAAACTTGATGGTAAGATGACTCTGAGAATGAAGTATCCTTCTCTGACTCAGTTCATCGAAAACAACTTTGAAACCAAGATGACACCAGAACAAGTGGTCGAAAAGAGTTTCAAGGTCATTGCCGATTGTATGGATACCGTCTATACTGAGGAAGATGCATGGGATGCAAGTGAGTATTCTGCCAAAGAAAGAATGCAGTTCGTAGAACAACTTAATTCCAAACAATATAAGGATGTTGAAAAGTTCTTTGCAACAATGCCTAAACTGTCACATTCTATTGAAGTAGAGAATCCAAACACTGGTGTAAAAAATACCGTTGTTCTTGAGGGTTTGGCTGATTTTTTCGCCTGAGTATTGCACGAGAGGATTTAGAATCTTACTACAAGATTAATTTCGCTCTCATGCAATACCATAAATACTCTTTGACTGAGATTGAAAATATGATGCCTTGGGAGAGAGAAATCTACCTTGCACTTCTTAAGGATCATATCGAAACCGAAAACCTCAAACGACAACAGAGAGAAGGAAAATTGAATGGCTAAAGTATCTCTTGCCAAACTATTTGACAGAGTTAACGAGATTGATAAAACATCTCAGGTTGCTGTGATGCAATCTGAGGACAGCCTGCAAATTTCTGAGAAGAATAGGGTAGATTTAGAAAGATTGATTGCCACCTTGAGAGTTAATGGTGACTTTCAATCAGATACCGTAGAACCAGATAGTTCACCACAACAGTCCGTTGCCGATTCATCACCCTCATTAGATAATACATTACAACAATCTTTTGCGAATCTGACATCTTCTGTAGAGATTTTACGACAAGACGTAGATGAACTATATCAAGCATTCTATTTGTCACAACAGGGAAGACAAAATATTTTACGACAAGAGGACAGATCACTCTTTAAAGAGGAAGACGCTCTTCAAAAAAACATTGGTAAGGAGAAAAGTGGAGGACTTTCTAAAGCTATGAAAAGAGATCCTAATAAGAGACAACAGGATTTGGAGAGAGAAGTTGGAAAGAAACGTAAAGCTATTTTGAAGGGGTTGGGATTAGGACTCCTCAGTAGTTTTGGAATGGCATTAGGTACAGGCACTCCAAGTAGTGGTGCTGTTACTCCTGGTTCACCAATTCCTGAAATATCTCAAGACACTGAGTTCATTAAAGAAGTAGAAAAACTTGCTAAAGAAACTGGAACACAACCATCAGAATTGATGGCATTGTATAATGCTGAGTCTGGTGGAATAAAGCCTGATGCTACTAATCCTAGTGGTGCCACTGGTATTTTCCAGTTGATGTTTGGTGGTAAGTTTGGTGATGAGAGATATGGTTATACTAGAGAACAGTTCAAAAACTTATCTAGAGCAGAACAAGTTAAAATTCATAGGAAATATCTAAAAGACACTGGATTCTTTAGTAAGGGTGGTAGTGGTATCACTGATGTCAGTATGGCAAATATTGCACCTGCATATCTTGGTCAAGGTGAAAATGAACCTCTTTATAGTGCTCCTTCTCAAGAATATGAACAAAATAAAAATGTAGACATAAATTATGGTAATGCAGACGGTGTAATTACTTTAAAAGAATATGCGGATTTTGTTATTCAAAGAGGTAATGAAGAGGGATTTAGACAATACAATCCAAAACCAAATACAACTGGACCTCAGAGTAATCTGAATCCCAATTCTAATTTTAGACCTGTTGTTGCTAGTCAGGGTTTATCTCTACAACCACCTTTGACTGCAAATAATATCACCAGTATAAACTTACCACCTCAAACAATTGACAGTGGCACATCTGGAGGACAACAAAGAGGTCAAGCTCGTGCGGAGGGACCACCATCGGTTCATTCCACGACAAATAACACTATGTTCGGTAACGTGATTGCTAATCGTTTCTTAAGTGTAGTGGTCTAAGATGTCAGCCATCGCAAATAAAATTTCTTCAGATTCACGTAATTTTCTTGCAGGTGTAAAGTCTAGCACTGCAAGAAATGATAGAACCTTAAATTCTGCAATAAATTTAAGTATGAGACTTGATGAAAAAGAAGTTGAATTGAGTGACAAAAGGAGAAAAATAAATGCAGAAAGTTTTGATGCACCTCAACAAATACAAGACAATTTCAACGAAGGATATGTCAGTGGATATCAGTTTGGAGTCACGGACGGACTTTCTAAAGGAGTCGAGTTGGGTAGCAATAGTGTTTTAAATCCACTCGATAAGTTCTTTGGAGCATTACCTATTTTAGCTGTTAGTGCATTATCCCAGATTCCACAACTAGGTAGTCTCTTAGATATCTTTTTACCCAATAGACCAGAAGCCGAGGCGAACGAAGGAACTGGTCGAGACGGGGAATTTGGTGAAGGAACTTATGGTGAAGGAAGACCGAGTGATCCACCGCAGGAACCTGTCATTACAAGACCTCCAACTGGAGAAAAAAGAGGTGGCGATGAACCTTCTCCTGGTGTTCCACATTCAAGTGATCCAAATGTTCTTCCAGATGGAACTGTTATAAAACCAGGTGATTTCGTTGGTGGGGATGATATGCAACCAGTACAACCCATGTCCAATACTTTTGATTTAGAGAGCATGGGTGGAGCAGACTCTAATACTCAATTACTTGTCGTGAGACAACCGATTATTGTAACAAAAAAAGAGATAGGAACTGTTGTAAATAATGGTAGTCAATTGGCTGTAATTGTTAGTGGTGATCAACGTCGCTCTGATTTCATTAACTATGCTCAGAGAATAACCTGATGGAAAAGAAGTTTCGAATTACCGAGTGTGAGTTAATTCCCACAGAAGGAACCACGTTGAGTGAGAACTATGGTCTTCTCAATGGTTCTCCTGTCATCAATTACTATGAGAGTTTAAAATCTCCTGCAATTTCCGTTAATCTTTCCTTTCTGGATGTTGATGGTGTGGTTAGTAATGAGTCGATTATGGGTGGTGAAATGTTAAGATTCACCGTGGACTTTGGTGAACTTGGAACATTTTCCATAGATGAAAACAAACACAAACTGATGGTTGGTAGTGTTAATAATGTTAGAACACAATCTAGTAAGCAAACTGCCACACTGGATGCAATATCTGTTGAGTCTTTTATCAACGAAACAGCTAGAATTGCTGGTAGATATAAAGATGCGAATATTGCCGATACAGTCAAAAAGTTGATTGGTGAGGGAGCGGGTATTCGTGCGATCAAGACTGACAAGAATGTGCTCGCAGAACCCACTTCTAATAAGTATAATTTTGTCGGTAATTTGAGAAGACCGATTGATACTATTCAGTGGTTGTGTCCGAAAGCAAGTTCTTCTTCAAATCATTTCGGATATTTGTTCTATGAAACTTATGACGGATATAATTTTAGATCGATTGACACATTGTTGAAACAACCATCTGTCAAAACATTTTCTAAGACGGAAATTTCTAGTGTTGATGATAGTCGTATTTTGAACGAACAGTTCAACTATAGTAATGACATCGGTATGGCTTTGAGAATGGGAATGTATGCCAACAATACTGGATACTTTGATATCAGAACAGGAACTTTTGGATATGAGACATTCACAGTCGATGATCTAGACTTGAAGAAACCACCCAAACTACCAGGTGGATTAGGTGAATCTCCAAGTAGACTTATGTTCCGAATCCTTGACGTAGGTGCGTTACAAGATGGTGATGCAGTCCCAAATAGCGATCAAAAACCTCAAGATCTTGCCAAGTATCAGAACAAGTCCTATGCTAGGAACAATCTGATCTTCTCCCAGTCTCTTAATATTGTTGTTCCATGTGACCCCACACTCCGTGCAGGTCAGGTGATTACTATTGAATTGCCATTACCTACATCGGATCAAAAGAACAAACAAATGGGTGACGGAACAAGAGATTTGAGTGGTGATTACCTTATTTCCGAACTCAAACATGAGATTGGTGGTAACAAGGCATACACTCAGTTATCTCTGATCAGAGATACTTTCACCGCAACCGCTTAAATAGTAAAAACCATACACCACTATGGACAGTATCGAACAACACATCGAGAAGGATAAAGAGATTCTTCAAGATCCAACTGTTTCTCCTCAAATGCGCCGCCACATTGAAGGTGAGTTGCATGAACTAGAGGAGTATGCTGAACACCACAAAGCAGAGATCGAGGCTGGAGATCATCATGATCCAAACTATTTGGAATTATTCTGTGATCAAAATCCATCTGAACCTGAGTGTTTAATTTACGACGATTGATAAATGCAACTTACACAACCACTTAACTTCTTTGGAAAAGATAACATCCAATGGTGGATTGGTCAGGTCACTGATCCACAAAAGGGAAAGTGGGAATCTGCCAGACACACGCAATCTTTAGACGCAGATAATGACATCTATGGATGGAGATGTCGTGTGCGTATTATTGGGTATCACGATTGTGCTGATGACATTCCAGATCATGACCTGCCATTGGCTCATGTTGTGATGCCCACTAATGTGTCATCAACTGGACAGAACGGCGCCACCTTTAATTACAAGGGTGGTGAGATGGTCATTGGTTTCTTCTTGGATGGAGAGGATGCACAACAACCGATTGTTATCGGAACGTTATTCAAACAACCATACTTAGAAGATGCTGATATCAATCAAGAATACTATCAGAAAAAACACATTTGTTTCAAACCCTGGACTCCACCAGATGTAAAACAGAATCTGCAGTTACATAATATAGATGCAAAAACTATTCCGAATTCTCCTAGCAAGATAACATATAAAGGTGTAAACAGTGAGAATAATCTATTCAGAAACACTGCAGCGTTAGCAGCTGACGAGACTGAAGATGTAAGTAGTCAGACTGCAACCCCATGTGAAGATAACACCTTAGCCAAAGTCACTGGGGCTATTGAAGACTTTATTGCAAGACTGAATGGATTTCAAAAGATATTGGATGTTTATGTAGATCCTCTCGTCAACAAAATTGTAAACATCAATGAGGAGATCAAATACACTGCGGGATTGATCTTTGACACGATGACTGGTTTGATGCGTCGTGCAAGAACTTTCTTGGTTCAAAAAATTCAAGAACAATTTCACACATTCCTTGCAAACTTAATTCCAACAGCATTCAGAAAAGTCACTGGAAAAGCACTTAAAACAATTCTGGATGTCATTGTCTGTAACTTTGAAAAGATTCTCAGACAGTTATTTAAATACATTTCCGACAGTTTGCTTAACATGGTCGGTAAGGTTCTTGACGTTCCACAGTGTGCGATCGAGAACTTCATGGGTGATATGCTGGGTCAGATCTTCAATGTTCTTGATTCAACTTTGGGTCCACTCTTAAGCCAAATCAATGGTGTTCTGAAAGGTGCAATCGGCAAAGCGTCTTCTCTTATCTCCAAAGCTCTTGGTTTTGCAAATCTTCTTCTGAGCATTCTCAACTGTGATGAACTTGCATGTCCTCCAGTTAGAAAGTGGAATAATGCAACTGGACCTACAGATAAAGAAGTTGATGATTTCAATAAGATTTTAGAAAATGCATCATTGGTATCTGCAGTTAGTCCGACACTGCAGAGTATCAATGATATGATTGATGCAGAACCCACTGCACCTGATTGTAGCACAAACGTATTTAAGTGCGGTCCACCAAAGATTAGTTTTGTTGGTGGTGGTGGAGTTGCTGCGAGTGGAAGTGCTGTTGTTAATGCAGTCGGTCAATTGATTGGTGTGTCTATTGCTAATGCTGGATTTGGATTCCAAAGTCCACCGTTGTTGACAATCACCGATAGTTGTAAGAATGGTGTCGGTGCTAATGGATATACTGTTTTGGGTCCAGTAAGTCCATTAATCCCTACAGATGGGGATGATGACACTCCAACAATCGGACCAGATGGTGAAACCATATATGTGCCTGATCCAAATGGTAATGAAATAGGAGTTATTGATATCGTTATAGACAATCCTGGTGTGGGATATCTACCAAACACCACAGAAACTACATTGGTTCCTGGCGTTGGTGGTGATGGTGATAGTATAATTGTTACTGAAGTTCTCCCAGATCCAGATTCAACAAGTGATGGTGAAACGTCCTATGTTGTTGAGATTGGTGATGTTATTGTAGAAGACACTGGAGCTGGATACAGTGATGGTGATACAGCAACTGTTCTGTCTTGTGATGGATTTACCCCAGATACAAGTGGTGCAGAGGTGCAACTGAAGATTGCTGGTGGATATATTATCGGTGCTAAACTAATTAATGGTGGTTCTGGATTCACTTGTATTCCAAAAATCCGAATAAATAGTGATACTGGTGTAGGTGCAACACTTACTCCATCACTCAAGTTCATCAAGGTACAAGACGCTAAACAGCGTGCAGCAATTTCTCAAGATGCTGTGGTAACCGTTATTGATTGTGTACAGAAATGAAGCCAAAAATTCCAGAAGGTTTTTCCACAGAAAATTACAGAATAGACTCTGGTGATCAGAACAGATATGGTGTCAACGAGTACAGTGTAACCACTGGTACTAGTGCTCGTTTTGCACACTATAAAAATAATCAAGACAATGGTAAGTGGATTCTTAGTACACCAGGAAGTTCGGTAGAAGTTCTTGGTCAAGCCATGAAGGCGAAAGGAAATGAGGGCACTACATCACAAAGAGCGAAAGAGATCTTTGCGAAACATGGTGACATCTATCTGGAAGCTCCAGATGGTGAAATTGTTTTGAGAGCAAAGAACATTCGTCTCGTCGCTGATGGTGGTGGAGATGATGGTGATGTGACCATCAATGCAAACCACATCTTAAATCTCAAAGCAAATCACGACGTTCGCGTCACTTCAGACAATACGATTGCGATGACAGCAGCAAAAGACATGAACTTAATCGTGCAAGGATTTTATGAATTAAAGTATGGTTTTGCTATGGCTGCATCACACGCTGATTCTAATTTTGGTGCAGCATCAACTATTCTCAATGCAATAGGACTTAAAGTATAATGGAAGTTCCAAAGTTACAAGTAGATCAGATCACACAAGGTTCTGGTCCCACTGGTGCAGGCAATCCTCTGACATCCGTAGGGGATGGAGTATTTCTTGACGGACCAATGACTGTGGGATTGAGTCCCACACCAGTTCCGATTGCAACTGTCAGCATAGGTCCGCCCACTCCGCAGTTAATTCCAACAGTGTCTGGACTTCTTGGTAAAGCTGCATTGTTGACTGAGAACAAGATTGGCATCTTTAACGGACTTGGAACCAAGTTGATGTCAGGACTCACCAATATGCTTGGACTCAAGAGTCACCTTGGATTAGACACTCAGACTGGACTGAAGAACCAGAATGGATTGTCATTGAAGACTGGTCTTGACTTGGGTATGAATCAGATTGCAATGAGTGGTCATGTTCTCAGTGCGAAAAAGAACTTTGATATTCCTCACCCAACAAAATCTGGACATAGACTCAGATATGTTTGCACAGAAACTCCAGAAGCAGGAGTTTATATAAGAGGTAAATCTAAATCGCAAGTTA